GATCTATATCAGATGAAAAACCAGTTAATTTTTTCTTTTCACGTTCTGTGTTTTTTGCATAAAAACCCTTTCTGCCTCCATACTTAGGATGATTAGATAAATCGGTTTTCATTTTATTGCCCTTTAAATCTGTACCTGTATCTTGAATGTTTTTTTGATTAATATTCATAATATTTTCCTGTAATGATTTATCACTAAATGACATTCGAGCCAAAGTATTGACATTAATTTTCTTAAAATTAGCAATTAACTGGTCTAATTTGTCCATTATTCCGGTTTAACTTTTTTACCCTGCTTTGGTGTTTCGTTTTCATTTTCTTCAATAACATCCCTGGCAATCGCTGAAATTCTTTCACCATTCTTTACCAGTACGCAAGTTGTTTTATCCGCATTTAAGCATTCTACGGTGTGTAATTCACCCTTATACTTAACTTCAAATCCTTTAATAAATAATACTTCTTTCATATCTTTTTGTTTTAAAAAAAGCCTGACTCTACAATTAAAACCAGGCTTTTAAGTTTATGATTTATTTACTTTTAGTAAGCCAAAACAGCACTATCAGCCGAAGCCTCAAAACCTGGCGTTCCGATAGGCTGAGCAACCATAGTTACGTAATGAGATCCTGAGGTCGTAGTGCAAACAATATCGTAATCACCTGTCACAGCGTTATAGGTTGCACTTGTATAAGCTGATAACGGAACACCAGCACCAGCAGCACCTTTAAGAGGTAAAAAGTTCTCCTTTACCAACCCTGCAACCTTAACTAATTTAGGCAATTCAGAACGTCTGTAAACACTTACTGACATTGCGCCATTACTAACTGAATTAAGTACCAAATAACAATCAACAATGCCGTCCAAATTTAGAAAGTCAACATTTGCAGCAACTAAAGGATCTGGAGCATCAATATACATTCCTTTACGTCCAAATTCAGAAGGATCAGAAAAGTTTATTGTTACTTCACTTTGCCAATGTTTTGAAGCGTCTGCCATCGCTTTTGGTTCTGAAACACTAAGATCAATTTTGTGAGGTTGTACCTTAATACCATCATCGCTAATATAACGTAAACCTCCTGTTTTGGTTACTATGTATGCATACAAAGTAAGACCGTTAAATTTACGGTATTCTTGTGCTTCTTTAAGGTTTAAACCTAAATAAATCCCGGTAAACTTAATATTTCCAGTCCTCACAAATTTTTCACCGACTGCCATTGCTTGGAATATATCGGCAGCATTTTCCTGTTTAAAGTCGTCAAAAGGACGAAGCGGGAACACCCTTGTTGCGGGTGCTTTGTTTATTTCAGTAGACCAAGTGGCTGCCAAACTTGCTTGTGCTGTAGTGGCTAATCCTGTTCTATTTTGTGCTATTATTAAAGCGGCATCGAATCCAGGTATAAAACCATACAATCCTTTTCCTGTGCGTGCTAATACTGTATTCATATCATTATATTTAAATTATTAATACTAATTTTAATTGAATCGGTATGATCATTAAGGACCATTGAACCGAGAATGTTTTCATATTTTACTTTTTCGTATAAATCCTTTTTTGTTTCTAAAATATATTTGTGTTTATTTAATTCATTTCTAAATAGATTAAAATAAGGTAATAAAGTAGGTTCCAGAATAGTAGATATCCTTAAATCGGTTCCGATTGTTATTGAACTTGGTACAAATAACCATAATTCTATTCCATCAACATCAGAATTACCAGGCTCAGAAAATTTTAAACCATCTTTTATTAATGCAATTAAAGGGTAGTTAATCCATTTATAATCATTTGAATTACTCTTTTCACTGACAATAATAGCTATTTCATTTTTTGAACCTTCTAAAAAAGTGCATGCGATAAAAGCGGAGGTTTTTCCGATTAAATTTTCTTCACTAATTACTTTAAAATAACGGTTTTCTACAACATTTGTGACTATATAATTTTTTGAAGTACCTAAATTAACGTACAAACCAACTGTTATTCCATTCAGATTTGTAGTATTACAAGTGTAAGTAGTTCCTACGACTGTCACAGAGCTTATTGTACAAACTTTTCTAAGGTTCGTAACACATTCAGATAATATGGCATAGATAGTCTTACTCAAAATCCAAAATGATTAACTGTTTGAATATACTCGTTTTTGCTGTTATCATAAAGTGGATAAGATGCGATATTAACCCTTATAAATTCATCTAATACAATTGCATTTGCACAGCCTTCATTCCATGATCTGGACTGACTTATCGCACCAGTTGTTTTAATTGCATTATCAAACTTCATTTCAATATCGCCCGATTGGCTTGCCTTTACTTCATTTTCTCTTTTAAAATAGAATGTTATAAAAGCAACCAAAAGATATTTCAATCCTTTCCATTCCTGGATCATTCCGCTTAAATCGGTATAATCTTTACCGTGAAATATATCGTAATAAATACCGGATGTTGGTGGGTCTACAGTTTTATACAACTTATAAAGTGCGTAACCAAGTATCTTTTTTAAAATTATATCTTCAAACTTGTTTATAAATTCGGGTAGTTTAGGAGCTGCTAAGCTATCAACCATCCCTATATCTGCTAAATTATAATCTGAAGTAACTGTAATATTTGCCATTTAATTTCCGGTTACGTTAAAAAGGAATTTACGAACTGATTTAGCAGTATTCGCACCTTTCGACCAATTCCAAATTAATAAATATGGATATGCAAAAGTGACCCATCTTGTTTGATTAAGATATTTATAGCCTGTCGACGCATTACTACAAAATATTGAATCAATTGCATGGTCTTTAGTAATACCATCAAAACTACCGTAAAAATAGGTAGTATCACTTATAGTCCCGGTTACTTTTGTCACTGACATTCGCCCGGCTATCCAACTATTTTGCTGTAGTTTTACAGGAATAGACCATTTTAAAGTATCTCTATTCGCAAGGGTATCCGTGCCGGTTCCACCAATATAATAAAATCCAGGTGTTTTAATTCCGTTTGCAACTTTTACATATTCCTGAGAAAATAAACAGGCTGAAATAAGAGCAAAGAATAGAAATAATATTAACTTTTTCATTTTGCTTTCCTCCCTCTTTTAATTTTCTCTTTTGTAATTTCAGGCTCATCATTTTCATTAACATCCTGTTCTTCTCTTATTTGCATTACAGGCTCATCATTTTCAACCCTGGCAAGTCCTTTTAAAAGCACATAACGGATATTATTCTCTTTATAAAGTTCAAAAGTATCGTTTTTGACAACTTTATTACCTTCAATATCAAGTTTTTTAGCTAAACAAATTAATTTCATAGTTTTAATTTATTATTTTAATCCCAGGTTGCACCAACGACATAAGAATCAGCATTACAAGGTATATATTCACAATACCAATCAATTAAACCAGCAGTTGCGTTGGTAGTTCCTATAATCATATCAATGTCAATATCTGCAACTACAGAAAATTCCGGCAAAGTTCCAACCGGAATAATTGAAGCGGCTGAAATACCTGCAACAATATCACCTGATATTAATGTTGTATTATCAGCTACAGTCGCAACCAGTTTATTAGTTGCACCAGCAACACCAACTCCCAAAGTACCAGCACCTACTATTGTAGTTTTAACAACACCCCAAATTCTTACTTTACAAACGCCGACTACTGTAAAAATAGCATGCGCAGCCTGTGTCCAGGCTGTATCGGCTGCGGAAGGTGTAGATTTCATTACGATCATAGGTGATTGAACGATCTGCATTTCGACCTGACCATTAACGCTGTCAAATGTTATTGCTCCTATTTGTCGTCCGTCTGGTAATGTCCTTAAATAATTTTCCATAATATTTTTTAAATTAAGTTTAAAATTAGAGGGGAATTACACCCCTCTGTTTTATATTATGCAAAATACTAAGTTTCTAATTCAGCTTTGAAAGTTGTGAAGTCTGCACTCCAAAGCACATAAGGATTAAAGATCGGGAATATAACTTCTTCTTGTATAATAGCTACAACTGTATTTGCTTTAATATTAGCTACATCGGCCGCAAAGGTTATTGTAAGATCTGTAAAAGGGCAAAGTTGAATATTAACTGCGCTAAAATCACCTATAAAGAACCTACCTATAGGACATGCTGTACTTTCAACAAAAGGGACATTGTCAATCCACAGGAATCCACCTCTACGAACTACACTATTAAGTTGCAAATAATCAAATTCAACGGCATTTTTTAAGAATGCCGTTATTTTGGTTCCAACGGAAGGATGTATAATACCTCCGGTTGCCTGAAATTCACCAACCTGGCACATTGCAATTGCAGCTTTTAAACAGTCTAATTCATTTGCATTGTCTACGCTATCTTTGTAAGGGTGATATGTTACTGCTGTCCAAGCGTCAATCTGTGGAGCGGCCTCAGCTACATAAGGACTATTAATAACAAATCTATAAGCATCCAGTACATCACAGTCAAATGTTGCGTTATATGGTCCGTTTGTTGCATTTGAAATTGTTATCTTATAGCCATTTGGTATGCCGTGTGGAAGATGTGTTTTTACTATTGTTCTGGCTGTTGTGTTCCATGTTGCAACACTTTCAACTGCATGGGCTAAGATTGCAGGTCCGGTAAATGTCATTACAGAAAAATTCTTTAGCATCCCGTCCAGGTTGTTACTTGCATTATCGCCTAATAACATTTGGCCGTCCTCAACAAACAGTAAACGACTTGTTAGCATCAGACGAATGTAATTTTCGAGCCATTTAATAGATTTTAAAGCTCTGTATGATATAGCGTCCACGAATGCAGTTAATCTCTTTAATGTCCATGTTTCTTCAGCTATTGTCATTGTACTTGCGGTTACTGTTCCATTTTCAGCAACGACATTTCCATTGTCAACAAAGGCGGTTACTTTTGGCGCAACCAAAACAGGCATGTCAGTTGGAACTATAGGAACTAAATCCCTTATATGTGCTTTGCGTTCTGGCTGCAGAATAGGATCAGCAACTTTTTTAGTTAATAGAGCAGTTCCGGTATAATTAGAAGTTAAAGAAAAACGCAATTTCATTTCCTTTGTCCGGCCTGATGGACTTTCAGCAAACTTTTTGAAATCATCAGAACTGAGGATGTCGCGTAAATTGTCTTCAATACCCTGGTTTCTCTGTTCTACCATTTTGGCATATTTGACTAATTCTGCATCAATTAGCTTTATTTTATCTTCTAATGTACTTCTTAATTCAGTGATTTTAGTTTTTAAATCCTCTGCATAAAGGCTGGATGTAGTACTAAGATCAGAATCAATTTTTTCCATTCGTTTATTAAAAACCTCAAGTGTTATCATACCTGTTTGGAGTTCATGAACTTGTTTTTTTGTTCGCTTTTCTATCTCCATAACAAGTTCTTCCTCCTGGGATGTCATACCCATTGTAAGCACTCCAAATGTTTTCACATAAGTTGATGCAATTAATGACAAGCCAAATACTATACAAGCCAAAAGTGGCGAGGTTGTAACTGTTAGTATTACCAGGGCTATTAAAAGCCCGTATAAAATTTTATTTACTTTTTTCATAGATTTACATTTTTAAAATGATTAATTATATTTAGAAAATTTATATTTGAATCCTTTTCATTATTCAACTGTTTAATAAATTCAACACGTTCAATTGATTGCCCACTATTTAGTTGAATTACCTTTGTGTTCTTATCAGCACCCCAACCGTTTAGTGCAGATACTTCTTTTAGTTTGTAGTCAGTAACTATTATAGTATCAGTCTCTTTGTCATAAGACATTCCATTTGTATACATAAAACCGAATGAATGCTCTGTAATTTGGCCCTCAGAATATTCTACCCATGTATCTCGGCCCAGAGTAGTATCAATAACTTTAGCCTCTGCATAAGCTCCGGTCTGATCTTCGCCTAATTTTATAACTATACCAGGGGCTAATGTACGGTCATGGTTTTTGAAAAATTTAACCCTGTCTCCATCTTCTTTTTGTGTCCTGGCAGATGACCCTGGTAAGAATATTTCACCGTAATCATTCCTAAAATTATAAGTCAGGTAATAAAATTTCACCTTTTTATCATCATTATTTATCTCAGCCCTTATGTTACAACTTCTTATATTTAGATTATTCATAGCTTTATTATCCCGTAATCAATTAATATTTGTCTACCCTGTTCAGGTGTAATAACCTTAGCTAAAATCATTGAAGATATTCCAGTTGCTAAATTTGAGAATGTCAAAGCCTCTTGATTTTCATCTTTCTTAAAGAATGAACTTTCTGAAAAATCATAAATCAATTTATTTGAAGTTTTATTATACCCAAAAAAATGAGTGAGTGAATTACAAATGTTATCCATCAATGGAACACATTCAAATTCGATATATTGCCGTATTTCCTGCTGTAAATTTTCGTATGTAGATGTCTTGCTAGAATATACTCCAAGCGGCATATTAAAAGCCTTAACAATACTAGCTTCATTGCTATCAAAACATTTATCAAATCCGAAATCTGAATAGGCTTTTAGCAAGTCAGTTGCTTTAATATTTGCAGTTGTAACATGCCATGCAGACTGCCCTGGAACTAATCCATGTAGTGTGTTTAATTTTTTATTCACAGCGTCTAATTCTCCAGGCGTCATAACCTGACTAACCGCCCCTGTAGAATCACTGCCTATAATCCCAATGCCTCCCGGACGGCTAATAATTGCGTTTTCTGATTGTCTAACTTTAATTATATTATTACATTCTTGCAAAATTGATTTAACCCTAGAATGGCCTGTTATTGCGGTATCATTGAACGCATCAACAACAGTAACAAAATCGCCGTCTTTTATTGTAAACCTAATTTCGTTTTCTGTATAATCAATTATTATTGTCGATTTGTCTGTAAACATTCCTATGTTTTGTGTACTTTGCAGCCTTTCAAATGCATAGTTTAAAGCGTAGATTTGAGCTGTTTCAACATCATTTTTATAGGCTATAGAATCTTCTATTTGCCTATTGTAAACATGAGTAAACCCATATAGGCTGGCAAATGTCACAACCGACTTTATAAACTCATTTCGTGTTTGGAGATCATTTGGTTTTTGAAGTTTATCGAGTAAAGGGTCGTTTAATATTTCATTTCCCTTTTTATCGACTACTTTGAAATTACCAGCACAACAAAACTCACCCCTTTTTGTAATAACAGTAGCGAGCGGAGCGCATATGTTGAATATATCCCAGAGATTTGATTCGGATGTAAATGAAAGTGAATTAAGGTTATTTGCCCATTTCTGGGCGATTATAATATCAGCTAATTTATCTAATGTCGTTGGTGTACCCCTGGTTTGTAAAGGTGTTTCCTGGATGTCCTTTCTGATATTATATCCGAATAACTTCATAAGTGTAAAATAACTTTACAATATTGTGTAAAATTACTTTACAATTATTAACTTTGTGCTAAATCAATAAGACAATTTTATGTCACAAATTGAAAAAGCTTATAAAACCGGAATGATTACCAAAAGCCGATATGAATATTTAATGTTGGCTTATCGGGTGCAAATTTCAGGACTAAGAGGTAAGGAAGCTGCTGAAAAGTTTTGTGTATGTACTCGAACAATATTAAGACTTTTGGCGGTTAATCTGAATAATTTGCAATAAAAAAACCCGGCTAAATTAATAACCGGGTTAAACCTTTCATGTGTTTATTTTTATCGAACTATGATCAGAAAATGTTTTCTATTTCGTATCTTAAAGTTATTCCATCGGAAACAAAATCTTTCAGATGCAATTTTCCATAACAAACTCCCTCAGGTTCAACCACTACTACAGAAAAATATTTTAGATAAAATTCAGGGTTTTCTATTTGTTGGGCGATATTATAATATCGCCAGTCCCTTTTATGTGAGACAGTTTCAAGCCCATCGCTTTTTAATTTTTTTAAAATATTTATCAACTCGGATTTTGAATTAAATTTATATACCGGACAATTTATAATTTTCATACTAGTATAAGTCTAATTCAGTTACATAGAGCAAATTAAGAAAATCATATATTACTTTAGTTTCAGATATTTTATAATAATTTGCCATTTTTCTCGAATATCATTATTAATTCTTCTGTTTTCATAATATTGGTTTTTAATTATACAAATATAACAAATATAATCTATTTTGCATAAGCCGCTCCCTGAAATAGCATTGTTGCAAACATTGCACTAACATCCGGGGCATCGTCAAAATCAAATAATTTGCCGTCTATACTCGTTTTACCGTCTTTTTGGTAAGATGTTAAGAATAATATAAACTTATAATATTCTGTTTTATAATCCATTTTATCAAGTAAGAAAACAAAGCGTTTTTTTATAGTACTCAATTGCATTATTATTCGAGTAAGTTTGTGCGTTTTGTTGAATATTCCTGTTATACTGCAATTTGTACATTCAGCTCTTAATTGATTAAGAAATATTACTCCGGCTGAATTGCTTTCTATACGGCCAATTCTTATTTGATTTGAATTAATCATACTAATCATTTTAGGGATGTTAATTTGATAGCTATCTTGATTAAATATAACATCTGTAATAACAACGTCCTCAAAATATGTAAAACCAAACAAACTAGCAAAATAATCAGCACCTTCAATCTTAAAATCACATGCGAACATGCTACCGGAAAATTGATTTTTATCAATTTCTGATAAAGACATAAATCGTAATTCAGAACGTGGAAACATTATAGCGTCTGATTCATCGATCCATTTTCCGAGAAATATATTTTCGTATTCTTCTATATTTTCAACCTTTGTTTTTTCAGCATCTTCTAAAAACGTACTATCCAAATTTTCTAAATTATCTAAATAAGTTGTATGAATGTATGTTATACCATTTCGAGATCCATTGAAATAGTCAGGGATATTATATTTTTCAAAGAATGTCTTGTAAATCCAATGTTTTTTACTTTCAGGGTTAAGAACCAACACGGTTTTAATTTTTGATCCTTTTTTTCTTAAGGACCGTTTAATTTTTTGGTAAGTCATATAATCAGGCATTTCTATTGCCTCGTCTAAAATCCAGATTGTAGGATCTTTTATTGATTTTAACTGAGCTGTTTGGAATCCTGCACTCGTTTTGATTCCTTTGAATAGTATTTTAGATCCGCTTAATTTATTTGATATTTCGTGTTCTGTGATTAGAAACTCTGTTTCGGCATTTAGTAATTCAATCTTCTCTTTGTATTCCGGAATAATTGAATCTTTTGCAGATGTTAATGTAAACCTGGTATATAGTATCTTTTCGCCTTTATCATAGGTTTTATCACAAGCCCAAAGTGAAGTTGTATGCGATTTAGCCGACCCCCTCCCACCTTTTATAATGATTAAACTATCTTTTGATTTCCAAAGGGGTATATACTTTTTAGATAAGTATTTCATTACCTGAATTTAAATACAGGCCGTCTTGATTTATCTTTTGGAGTTGATAATTCTAATTGAGTAGAGGCAGGAATAGTTATTTTAAAAAGATCAATCATAATTTTCATTTTTTGTGATTGGTCTAAATTATCAAACCATGATTGAAATTCTTTCTCATTGTGATGAACAAAGTTCAAAACAAACTGTTTTATTTCTGAGGGTGTGCGGTTTTTTGAACCTCTTTTTTTCCCTCCTGTTTTTTGTCTACCTTTTTGGAATCCTTTCATAAGTGTTTAATTCTAAATTAATTCTAAAATAGAATTACAAATATTGTTCATAATATTCCTTAAACTGTTCAAAAGCTAAATCTGATGGATTAGGTAATGTAATCCCAAGTTCCTGAGATGCAAAGATAACTATTTTTTCAATATACTCTGCAAATTGCTTTGTAGTTAGTTGGGTAGAAGATTTTATTCTCACAAATGCTTCATTGCATATAATTATGTCTTCAATCCCAATATATTTGCTTTTAAAAAACTCATGTAAATCATTTTTATCATTTCCGGTTTCTTTTGAAATACAAGTTAATATTAGCCAATAATATTTATTTTGATCTAAAGACCGTTTTTTTTTACGATTTTAGACACTTTAATTTCATATCCTATATTCCAATCAAGTTCCTTTAAAGAACTTATCCATGATAACGCTGATAGGTAATAATTAACTTTTTTTAGCATAGTCTTAATAATATTCTACCGATCAACAAACTACATTCTGCTTTTAATATTCTTGTTTGATATAAAAGTGTTTTAAGAACAATTGGTCCGTATAGCTTTATATCCTCCTTATTCTTATTTTCCAAATCAATAGCTATTCTGCCAAATTTTAAAGCAGCAAAAAAAATAGAATTAATTACTTTATTTTTCATTGGTCATGAATTTAAATCCTTCTTTCTGATATTTCTTTAGTTTTTTGATATTATTATCAATTTTTACAATTACAGAATACAATTGTTCACAAATTGAAATATTTCCTTTTGAAAACTCATTTTCCTGAGCAGCCATAATGTGTCTTTTATCAACTTCATATAATTCTAATATTGTTATCATAATTCAAAAAGTAAAGTTACAAATTATTTTTAAATTAAACTTGAGTTTATTTTTACTAATTTTTTAACAACATCAAATATTTGATATAGTGCTATTTAAATCAACTTGTGTTTATCCACGTGTTATGCCCCATTTAAGAAACAGACAGTTCCGTTAATTTATAAGTGAAGCTAACCCAATTACCACCTTCAGTTCTATTAGCTGCCGATTCAGTTGAATACCAAACAACAGCCTCACTTGTATTAGGTTCTATATATAAGCCATTCCATTGCATTTTCAAATCAACTATAATGCCTTTACCGTCTTTTGTTTGGACTTCTTGACCAAGATAAAAACGGGGCATAACACTGGCTATATGCAATGCCTTTTGGTAATCTGAAAGTTTTTCTGTACTCATAATTTTGTGCTATTTATAAAGTTTCGTGCAGTTTTGAAGTTCGGCACTGCACATAGCCGAAACGTTAGCGGTAATGCTAAGAAAATACCGACCAACTACCATCTTTTTTATTTATTTTCATTATTCCTTTCTTTAACAAATCTTTATCATATTGATTTTC